GTACAAGAGAGCAGTCGCGACCTAATATATGAAGAGGGCCATAGTATGCGGAGACACTCATTTTCCCTTACACGATCAAGCCGCAGTCAACTGCGTTTTACAGGCGATCAAACTTGTCAAGCCGAATATATTTATTAATCTTGGAGATGTAGGGGAATGGGAAAGTGTTAGTGCTTGGAAATATAAACGAAGGAAACGTCCGCCCCTGGAATACATCCTACCAGAGATTGAGAAAGAGACTCAGGAAATTAATGCGGGGCTTGACCAATTTGATAAGGTTTTGGATTCCGTTAAATGTAATGAAAGATATATACTCGAGGGAAATCATGATGATTGGTGCAATCAATTCGTTCTGGAACACCCATACCTCAAAGAATTAAAATTTGCTAATGCTCTCAAACTTAAAGAAAGGGGATATGTTTACAAACCTTATGGGAAATATCTCAGGATCGGAAAACTCTACTTCTATCACGGGGGGCATTATTCGACGGCTTATCACTCAAGGCAACACGCTCTCAATCTTGGGAAGTCGGTGGTGTATGGACATATCCACGATGTTCAGAGACATTCCGTTACCCATCTGGACGGGACTCATGCAGGGTTTTCTTTGGGATGTTTGAAGGACATGAGCGATGAAGCTAATACTTGGCTACGCAATCGAAAAACGTCATGGAGTCACGCTTTCGGAGTTGTGGACTGGTTTAGCAATAATGATTTTAGACTCGATGTTGTGGATATTACAAAAGGCAAAACATTTCTTTGGGGAGAAGAACTAAATGGAAACACTTAATCTCGGTGAAGCGATTGCTCAGTTGAAAGTTCTGAGATGGCAATATGACGAGGCAAATGATTTAGACAGCCCTGAATCCATTGATGCAAGGCTTGAACTATTGAGGAGAATAATGGAGACAATTGACATGATAGACGTTCCTGAGTTAATTGGAACTGGAGGGTTGAATGAGTACTTATGACGAGTTCTATGCGAACGCCACTACTGACTTAGAGTATTTCATCCCAGATATTCAGGCTTTCGATAGGAAGATTTTGATTACAGGTTGGATATTTTATCAAAGCAATTCTTATAGAGCGGGTTCAACTGGCACAATTGACTCGCTTTTTAGAGACAGCTTTGATTTAGGTGATGCGGTTGCAAATCTCTCGACTTTGCTTTCCAATGATACAGATGGAGAATGGTTTTATGATTCTTCAGATGATACGCTTTATGTAAGGTCTGATAATAATCCTCTTACGCATCACACGATAGAAGGCGGTAGAGAATATAGTACACTCAAAAATACTGCACTTTCACGCAGTGCCAGTTTCATACGCTCCTACATTAACAGACCGATCCACAAAAGATTGGGCATTGGGACTCAGGGGGTAAGCGAGGCATCATGGGATGATTTAATCATTAAATGTAATGCAGTCCTCGCCTGTGCGGAACTTGCTCGACCATACGATCCTGAACGTGCAGATTATCTCCAATCTTTAGCATATAATCCTGAAGGAACAGGTTGGTTAGATAATATCAAATCTGGCGAAGTCTCCATGTGGCATGATAAGACCATGAGACACAATCAAGGGATTGCCAAAAGGGCTTCTATTAATTCCAGTTCTACTTCCAATATCATTGATGTAAGAGGACACGCAACAGCCGACGACTTTATCAAGGTGATAGTCTCAGCAGGGGGGACATTAACCAAAGGGACTGCCAATACGTCAGTAAAATACTCGTCCTATGTTTCCAGTTCCACAGGTTTACAGACTCAAGCGTTTATTGAGAACGAACCCATTAATGGAGACTATCAGAGTATCGGGCATGGCTTACAGGCTCGATGGAGTTATGGTGTGACTACAACTAATGACACTTGGGAGGTCGAATGTTCAGGCTCAATTCCAGAAGCGGGGTCGCCTGTAAAAAGTATCCAACTGGAACGTAGATGATATATCTCGATCAGGGTAGGCGAATAATGAACAAGATGCAAGAACTCATCTTTGAGGAGTTCAAGGTGGCGGTTCATTTTGATAAAGATTACAATTATCATGGTTCTACTTTCTGGAATATTTATCTCAATTCTGTGGGTGATATTCAACCCTATGCGGGTGGATTAATTCGACAATACATTTTTGATATTCGCTATTATCTGTTCCGAGAAGGCTATTCTCGGGCAACGCACCACGAATATCTATCAAATACAACTGAGCGATTGCTGAGGTTAATGAAGAACAACCCCTCACCTGATAATGATGAGACAACCTTTTCAACGTATTTAACGAGATGGGCTTACAGCGTGGACTATTACAATCTTATTACTGCATACATATATCATGATGGCAGAATTACCGACGTTGATTTTAACCCATCTTTAAAAGATCAAGAAGCTGACAAGCCTAATCTTCATGTTGTTAACTATCAATTTAGTTGCAGATCATCAGAACCAGATTATGAATAGGATAAAAATGAAAATAAAAATTAAAGACAAAAAGAAACCAATTCCAATGTGGGAATCATTTTGTGGATTCCAGACAGATGATTGGGAAAAACTCAACGATGGCAAGGAAGTGGAAGTTGATTCCATCCCTGATGCCGCAGAGGAGTATGTAACGGAAACTAAAAAGAAGGAGAGTAAATAATGGCTCTTGATGGTGCGGGGTATGCCCCAAGCGAATTCAAACTCGCATTAAAGGCCGAAAGTACGATCGGCACAGAAAATGTTTCGAGCATGAATCTCATAAATGTTGACTCCGTTTCACTCCCTGCACTTAATCCGACTCAGGTATTGGATGTAAGAAGCGGGACTGGACGGACAGCGAAAGCAGAAGATGCTTTTGTTACAGAGAAAGGAACAACAAAAGAGATCTCATTCTCAGGAACGGCAGACAGTACAGTTCTGCCACTTTTATTGCAGAATATCACAACAACTGCGGTGGGTTCAAGTCCCGCCAGTTATGATGTTGCTTACAACTACACACCGCCTGAATTAGAAACTGGCGACAGTAGTTCAATTACGATACGGGATACGGTTACGGTTGCTGTTGTAAGCCCAGAAGCAGGGAACGATCAATCCATTAGATTCCCTGGGTGTTGTTTGACATCCCTAAGTCTTACGGGTGACATGGGTGACGAATCAGGTAGGATCAAAATGAGTGGGACATTCAAAACTGGATATCCTCCCAATTATGCAACCGCTATACCGACTTCAATGACGGCACACGGATCAACCTATTACTATCTGACTGATTTCCATACGACCAGAACGGTAGCGGGAATAGTGAAGTGCGTAATAGCATCTTGGTCATTAAACCTTGAAAACGATGCCATTTATTTGGGCTATGATGGAGCAACTGCCATTCCCCAATCAATCGTAAGAGCGGTTCCTGAGTTGGCTGTCTCACAGGATTTTTCCTTGAAATACGATGATAATACAGCGGGGATGCACGTTATTTGGAAAGCGGGATCAAATGCCGCTATTGAATTATCAAATAACGATACTTGGTCGTCCGCCTCGACGTTCGGAGTTAAAGCCGCCAACGGAAGAATTACAAGCGTTGCTTGGTCAGAAGCGGCAGCGATGTTTGTAGATATGTCAATCAAAAATATGGCGACCACAAGCGGAGACGTGATTCAGATTGTAGCTTGATAGTAACTATACCTTAGGTCAAAATAACGGCTTAGAACCCCTGTTACTCGATCTATTTTCCAATATAAGCAATAAAGGGAGGTCAAATGAAGGTTAACGACCTTGAAATTAATGAGATCACTTTCGGACAGGAACGGGAGCTTTATAATCTTTATAAGAAAAGCTATCGAAATTCCGATATTGATTTCGCATCGGGTGAGGTATCCAATATAAAGATTGATTGGGATGCTCATGATTTGGCAGTAGGAATGGCTCTGGATTATGCGATTGCAAAGCCTGAAGAGGTCTTGAAAGATATGTCTCATCCTGAGATTGATTCTTTGGGTCAGAAGATTTTGGTCAAGTATCTTAGAATGGGCGATGAAGCAAAAAAAGAATAAGGGCTTTGAGTTTTGCCGTTTGGGGGGCGGCTCTTGGTTATACTGACACCCCTCAGTTTCCGATAATCCTCCCGTCGGAAACATTTTACACGGCTCAAAGCCCTTCATTATTTAAGACGATTGAATATGACGATGAGGAGAGATGGAAAGAAGTGGAGAGATTGGCACAAGAAGTTGACGGTACAAAATTCACCGTTGGGCAACAGCTATATTATCAGATTCATTTCTTCGCAAACCCGAGATTCCTGTGGGAGCAAGAATATGACAGACTGATCGAAGAATATCAAATGATGGAATCAATGAATATTCCTTTGGCAAGATCCCTTAATGAAGCACCCGCTCAGAAGTTAAGGGATTTTTCTATTATAAAGACCGAAGTTATGGCACTACAAAAACATTACATGGAGAAACAGCGTGGCAGTTAAGAAAAGAGTAGAATTAGAATTTAAAACTCGTGGTGCTGAAAAGGCAGCAAAACAAACCAAAAAGATAGATCAGAATCTAAAGAGTATGGGGATGGCTGCTTTAAAAGCAGGTGCAGCATTTTTTGGAGCAAGGGCACTTCTTAGTGGTTTTAAGCAATCTATAGAATTGGCAGGGCAACAGGAATTAGCAGAAAGAAAATTAGCAACTGCATTGGGAGGAACTTCCAAAGAACTTTTGAATTATGCTTCTGCTTTACAGCAAAGCACTACCTTTGGAGATGAAGCCACTCTCGAAGCTATGGCTATGATGGCGGCATTTACTCAAGATGAAGAAGCCTTAAAAAAATTAACAGCGGCCACTATGGATTATGCCTCAGCAACGGGGACTGATCTTAATTCTGCGGCACAATTAGTAGGTAGAACTTTCGGAACTTCTATGAACGCTATGAGTAGATATGGCGTAGAAGTTGAAGGAGCTGCGGGATCAACAAAAAGATTGGAATCCTTAACTGGGAATCTTGCTAAGATGTTTGGGGGACAAGCTGCCGCAGCCGCAGATACAATGTCTGGGCAAATCGAACAAATGAAAAATGCTATAGGGGATACGGGGGAAGTTATAGGAAATTTATTTGCTCCTATGGTAATAAGTTTAGCCAAAAGTTTCAAAGCAGTGGCAGAGGGTATTTCAGAAGCGTTAGATGGAATATCTAAAGCAGAAAAGATGATGGAAGCGGAAGCGAAGAAAAGAATGGAATTAAGTATAAAGGGTCTGGAGAGGGAGATTTTTCTAAGAGAACAAAACGTCATGAGGCTAAAAAGGGAAGTGGGTAGCCACGGAGAGAATGCATTTCAAATTCGTTTAGAGAGAAACGAAATAGAAATTCTAAAAGATAGAATAGCAGATATTAAAGGAGAAGAAATAGGTCAATTTTTTAGTGACTCCGCAATAGAAGCTCAACTTGCAACTGAGGTAATATCTAAATATAGAGGAGAGTTAAAAGATTTAACCAAAGAAATTAAAAAAGTAGCAGTGGTACAAGGAGAGTCTTCTGAGATTTGGTTATCAGAAGGACAACAGGTGGCTGTTGATATGACTCGATCACTTGCTACCAATCTTGCCGCTGCTGTGATTCATGGGCAGAATCTTGGAGATGCTTTAACATCATCACTAAAAGCGATAGCAATAGAAATGGCGGCTAATGCGGCTCTGTTCTTTTTGTTACAATCTATAACAGGTGGAGCAGGAGGAGCCTTCGCAACCACTCAAGCGGGAAAAGGTGGTTTCATGGGATTCTTATTAAAGGGCTTTACTGGTCAAACACCAACTGTAAATAATAATATCAATATTAGCGGTGGTCTTGTTTCGGATTCTTACATTAGGAATACTTTATCCCCGGCATTAAATAGGGTGAGGTCTTTGGGTTAGTGCTTTCTTTTAATTCTACTCTCACCAATAAACTCAAGCTGAGAAATTCTCAGACTTTTTGGTGTTTGAAATTGTATTACAATGATGAGTCGGCTTTTGTAGGCATGAGCGATACCCACAGAGTTGACGGGTCTGATATTTATTATGGACTTGTTACTGATTGGGGGTCTATGAACCAAAGCGTTGCTTTCTTTGAGTTCAAAGCCAACATATCAAATCTTTCAATAAAATTAGTGAACTCTAAAAACTCCTTTCAAAATGGGAATTTTTCAGATCAATTAGCTACCAAAAACTTTGCTAACAGGAAATGGGAATTGTTCCAGTGTGTTCATGGATTAACATTTGATACTGCCGCTAATAAAATAGGCACGGGGATAATTTCAGGAAATATAACATATAATAGAAACGAAGTTACCCTTACTCTATTAGATAATACATCTCGCTTTCATAAAGAAATACCCGTTAATAAAGTTACCTCTGCTGTCTTTCCCAATGCACCAGATAAGAATATTAATAAACCACTTCCTATGTCCTATGGTGATTTCGATGTTGATTCAAATGCTCCCACAAGTGGGGCGAGATTCGACAGACATTTAACAAGTGGGAAATTCCCTGCTATTGTTGTGGATGAATGGCACAAAACAGATGCAAGAGTTGAAGCAAGACTCGACAATTCTGCCATGCACACATTGAACGCAAATAGAGTTTATATTTACGACAAGGCTTTCTATTCAGCTTGTGATTCTGGAGGGGCATCAGTTAATGCGAGTGCGGGGTCGGGACAAGAACAAGTCTCTGTCAAAGGGAATACATGGTTCACCTATGTTCCCTTAAAGAATCATGCCACTTATGATAATGGCGACTACGCCAATGAGTTCGACAACGATCCCTCAACGTCAAATGCTTTCACTACAATTACTGACGATGTGGCGACGGAAGGGTGGAGGATTCCTAAACTTCCCAAATTGGGAAACTTCGCTTCTGTGAGTCTACTTCTTGATATAGGAAGCTATACTAAACCGGGCGGTGCTTCCGATCCAACTCTTCATGTAAGTAATAATGTGGGGGGAACAGATATTGCCGCTTCTTGGGATCCAAACCCCGATGAACAAACTGTAAATTTTACAAGCCTTTATACATCGGCAAAATCAGAGGATTGGGATTTAGAAGGAGAAGTGTTTTTAGATTTTACTGGGGCTTCTGAGGAGGGGACTTACAGCATCGCTATAAATGAAGTTGCCCTTGAAATTCAATATATTCCAGATGACCTAAAAGTTCACACGAAAGAAATAAAGTATGATGTTATTTTCGAGGAGACAACATTACGAGACGATTCTGGCATGGGGAATGAAGAAGTCGTCCAAAGATCACGAACCAAAACAAAAAAAGTATTTTCTCATCAGCCTTTAGCAGATTATTTATATGCCTCTGGAAAAGGTCGTAAATATGGGGCATGGATTGATACTATTGATGGCAATACAAGAACCTCAGAGAATGGAACTGCTGACGACCCTGGGTATGGGACAAGTGATTTTATTGCTAATCCTATTTACATTATAGAAGATATTTTAAGGACAGAACTTGGATTGGATAGCGGGACGGATGGTTCAGACATAGATGTACATTCCTTTGATGTTGCGGGGAATACTACTGATGGACAAGTTGGGGAAGCGTTTGATGATGCCGTCGCAGATGTAAAATTCGCTTTGAGTCAAGATACTTTAGTGGATTCTAAAACATTGATAGAGAATATCTGCTCTGCTTGTTGTTCTTGGGTTTGGATTTCTGGAGATGGGAAATTCAAAGTCAAATCTCGTAGACAGCCGAATGATTATACAGCAGAAGACTTCAGCGTAGACTATAATGACATTACTCTTGACCTTGTTCAATTAACTTCCCTCAATCAAGTTCGCAACGATATTACTGTAAATTATGCTTATGATTACGGACAGCAACAAAACCTGAAACAAAAAACCTCAACGGATTCAACATCTAAGGGGACAACCGTAGGAGGATTTAGAGAAACTTTATCTTTGGAAATTGATGCTTATATAATTCAAGATTCAACTACAGCTCAACAACTGGCGACATCCTACAAGAACTTTCATAAAGATCGTTGGATAACTATTATGTTCGATATCCCTTCAGCAAAATATAACTTTTTAGAAATTGGTGATATTATCAATTTCGATAATTGGGATTCTAATATAAAACTTTTCGGATCAGCTATGAACAATTCCAGTAATTTTTTTATGATAACACAAACAAGCAAACGTCCAAATGGATGTGAGTTCTTTTGCACAGAGGTTTCAGATTAAATGACTTATCAAAGAATACAGACTCCAAGATTTTATATAGATACAACAAGTTGGCTTGTTTCAAGGGGCGTAGCTTCTACTGAATTTGACGTCCCTTCAGCAGGAGCAAACTTAATTGATCACGATGCCACCCATGTTGATGAAGAACTTTTCGATATGAACCCTGCTAATCAAGTTATTTTTTCAACAAGTGATTCTTCAGCAACAAGAGCCGATCATGTTATGTTTGTTATTGATAAGCAGGTTACAGATATCCCTACGAATTTCGTGGCGGTACTTAATCACAATATGGATTCAGCTTCAGGCAAGTTTCGAATAGCGACAAGTACAAATGCCATTACCGCTGCCGATCCATCAGCTGTTGCTTGTAGTTCAGTTCTTAATGCGGCTGATTCATCTGATATATTTACACCCGCAACTGATGGTGATTCTATAGTTACTTTAGATTCCGCTTCGAGCAGCAGATATATCGCAATTCAATTTGAAGGTGATTCTACTTTCAGTGCGTCCAATGATCTTAAAATCGGATGTATCTTGATAGGTGAATATTTTGATATGCCACTTGCTCCTGATCTTCAAGTTACAAGATCAGTTAGTTTTGCAAATGATATTATGGAAACACCCGCAGGTAGAAGATTCAGTCAGGCAAAGTGGCTTGAAGGTAATCAATCTTCTACGACTCAAAGTGGTCAGCCTTTTAGAACGGCAGGAACTCCTACTCATCAAAGATTTGGAGGACGGACTCAATACAATATGAGCTTCAGTTTCCTCGACGATGATGATCTAACTACCAGTGATATCTCAACTGATTCCGCAACAGATTCCTTCTATAATATGGTTTGGAATCGGACAGGTGGCAGTCATATTCCATTTATTTTTACACCCGATAAAACTTCAACAACAGCGGGAGATCATTTATTTGCACGGTTCGGACAAGATGAATGGTCATCGCAACAGGTAGCAAGTAACGTATATTCAACCGCATTATCTGTGATTGAGGAATTTTAATTGAAAGCCCAAACTTTAATTATTTAGGTGAAACAGCCTTTTCACTTAAAATCTTTCAGAATTAGCCCAAATTGGTTTGAATCGGTCAAACAGGCGTTTTAACGCCAGGTTCTCGGCTTTTCGTAGTTGTAATTGAAAAAGTTAGAAGAATCGCTTTGTGTTGAATCTATAAGCATAAAAAATGACACAATTAGGTCTGTTTTGGTATGGTTCACAATCCAAGTGATTTTTCGGTTAAATTAAAAATTTTAAGTTCAACTGTTAAATAAGGCTCTCAGTCTTTTGTAAATTAGATCCCCAAACAAAGCTGACTTGTTCAGATTCGTTTTAATAGAAACCCTATCACCCTCCCGATAGGGTTTTTGTTATTTATTTGCATCTGATTGCTGTGAAGGTTAATATCTCAAACATGATTAAGGAATTCAAAAAATTCAGGTCTGGCGACGGTTTGGGCGACGTGCCACTTATTGCCTTAATCATGTACCGTCGTCGGGCCTATCATTCCAAAAGATATAAGGGAGCAAAATCATGTTAATGATTGATTCAACATCACCGCAAGGAAATGCGTTTGCTGTGATGGGCTTAGTCAAAAAGGTTCTTCAAGAAATGGGGAAATCAAAAACAGAGATTAACGAAGCGATGGAAGCGATGCAATCTGGCGACTATGATAATCTCTGTGAGATTGCGAGTGATGTAACAGACGGGTTTGTCAAAGTCGTTTTCGGACGGCAGGTCTCTGAATGTCCGAACTGTCAAAGTCCTGTTGATGCTTCTGACCTCCGTGAACATAGTGGAGACTTGCCAGACGGAACGATGGATTGGGAACAAAGCAAAAATGGAATATGTAAATCTTGCAGAAACGAAATAGAATCTGAAAGAAAATGTGAAACCACAGATGCTTGGAGGTATGAAGTATGAAACTGAAAATAGATGACAAAGTAGAATGGCGGGATTGTTGGGGTAGCGATTCGCCTGAAATCGCAACCATAGAAAGCATCAGCACAAACTGCATAGACAAGGATGGAATCCGTGCGGATGAAGTTGAATGGCACAAAGTAAAAGACGAATCGGTTATAGTTAGCCTAACGAATGGGAGTTGGGCTTATGGTTATCAAATCAAAAGAATCAGGGGGGATAAATAACCATGAAAATCAAAGAGATTTTAGCTTATTCAGACAGGAAAATACACCCCGCCACAAAAGATCACTGTGAACTCTGTGGATTTAAGCCTCACAGAGGTCTATTTGTACGGTGGGCACAGAACGACAATAGAGAATTGTGCATCTGGTGTGTGCGTCTTAATAACAAGGCTCACAGTTTGATAATCAACAAAAAGTCCGAGCGAGAGGATTTCTATAAAAAATATGGGAAGGATGGTCATCCATTGAAGGTATGCCCCGCGAGCTATTGGGATCCTGTGAAAGAGTATCAATCCGAAGAACCTTATTCAGAAAGAAACAAATGGAAGAAACACTTAAAAGAAATGCAAAAAATAAGAGAAATTATAATTGAATGTACGACTTATTGCAGAAGCACTTAAAAAGGAGCAATAACGATGAGAGTTTTAATCGCCTGTGAATACAGCGGCAAGGTAAGAGATGCCTTTGCGAAGAGGGGCCATTTCGCCATGTCTTGCGATCTCCTCTCAAGTGATAATCCAAAACACGGCGTTCATTATCCCCATACATTATTGTCAAAGTTTCGTTGCAAGAAATGTGGCAAACCAATAAAGGCGAGACTTGTTTTAATAAAACAGTCGCCGCCGAAGCATTGTTACAAATGTTCAAAGGAGAAGAAATAATGTCAAAAATGGCCGAGTTAGCTTATGAACTGGAATACGGGGATACGCCATTCGATGAACGTGCAATGGTTGACCCGTCTGAAAGTTACGAGCCTAAATACAACAAGGAGGTTATCATGGATAACTGTCAAATAGAAAACGCAATCAGGGTTGATGAGTTTCGCCAACTCGGAGAAAAACTGTGTTGGAATAAACGCCTTCAGTATTTCGATCTGAAGTGGTATCAGAAGGCTTACGCCTGGATTCGACATTTCTTAAATAGATGAGTGATTTCTCACCATTCTATAAAATCACTTTTGAGATGACTTGCCCTTCAACGGGGCAGATCTATTACAGAACACTTGATGAGGCCGACGATCACGATGAGGCGATTAATCTCGTTCTTGATGTTGTTGATGGTCGGCACAAGGACATCGAGAAGTACGCTAAACCGCACATCTTTTCAGCAGCATATTTTCCAAAATATGATGAGGAAATGCCTCGCACAAATATCTTGAAAGGCGATGTCAAAAGGGCGTTACTTAACAAACAGAAACAGACAATAAGGGAGTAAAAAACATGGCAAAAAGACCTGCAATTAATCTGGATAAAGTCCCCAAAGGAGATCAGCTTGTTGTTACCAAGTCCTTCGATGGGGCAGGTGTCCCTTGCAGTAATCAAAGCACGATGTTCGGAGTTCGGCTTGGAGGCGAACCAACCAACCTCTTCATCATGCAAAACAACCATACAAACGACCTGATTGACCAGATTGGGCGACTGCCAGAATCGGTCGAAATGACCATCTACTGCGAAGAGAGCGGTTACACCCTATCAACGTCACAAAACGGCGTTAAAACGCCCACAGAGGACGTTAAAGTTGATACTGGAGGGAACACCGCACCCGATTGGGAGTTGATTAACAACAAAAAGACGTTTGATATTCATATTCAGGTCGCGGCCAAACTGGCCGCTGCAACCATGCCTGAAAAGTGGAGTTCAAAAACAGCTGCCCAACGGACAGATCAATGGTTCTCAATTATCTCAGATCACTTCGGTCGGATCAAGGCTCATATTCAAACAGCAGAATCGCCCATTCATTTGAAGGGAATTTCTGAGAAATATGGGAAGGTCTGGCGTGACATTCTAACGGATGATGAACTGACAGAGATCATGGCTGTATATGATGTTGTCCGAGATCAGTTGAACGCTCAATACGAAGCGGCTCGGGACGATGCCGTCAGCCAACAGGTCCAGAACGAGGATGCGAGTCGTGGTAATGATTCCGAAGAGGATGACTTACCGTTTTAGAGGACACTTGGCTACGATGGGCAAGGCAATTCGCTCTTGGACAACAGCACTTATGTCAAGTGTTGGGGTTCGAGAAGGGGAAAGCAAGGTCAATGAAAATCAAGAGGGGGGTAGTGGGGGGTATGATGCTCCACCAGTGCCCCTCTTGGGAGGTTCAAAAAATAGTTCTTGCTCTCAAGGAAGAACATTCTATTGTAGTTGCGGCACAAAACTCAAAGAAGAAGAGGGGGAGTTAGTTGAAGTCTAAATCTCCTGCGTTTCAATTTTATCCAAAGGATTGGCTTTCGGATCCAGACGTGGCATCTTGGGGACTTGCAGAGCGTGGGGCTTTCATTACTTTGCTCTGTTATATTTGGGAAAATGACGGTATCAAAAATGATGAAAATTACATCAAAAGACTCCTCGGCAATCCTCGAAACTTCCCCAAACTCTACTCGAAAGTGAAGAACAAGTTTCACTTTGATGGCGAGATGATACACCATCCTCGACTTATGAAAGAACGAGAAAAGCAAAGGCGAAATAAGGTATCTCGTCAGAAAAGCGGGAAGTTAGGGGCTGAAATACGATGGCAAAACCATAGTAAGGCCATAGCAAAAAATAGCCTTGCATCTTCATCTTCTACTGCTACTGCAATAAGAGGGGAGAAACCCTACCCGCCTGTAAAAAAATTCTGGATGCTCTTTAACAACTGGAAAGAGGACAAAATATTAATAATACAGGAAGAGCCAAACCGTGCTGAACGTCAGAGCATTGTTCAGGCATTGGAGCGGATGCCTCTTGATGCTTGGAAACCGTTTATCAAAGAAATGCACAAGCGGGGCGGTAAAAAGCCTCTTCTTAAATGGTTTCTAAATGGTGATTTTAGAAAATACGATACAAACCAGGGGGACGGTGGAAATAAAGAATTCATTTATGCGTGTCCCGAACATTCTGAGCGGAAGTTCTCTGCCGAAACAAAAAATCTTTACAAGGTCTGTGATATTTGTCATACTAAAATGATGGAGGTCTTATGAACAACATAATGGGCATCTCTTCTTCAAAGGTCACTACTTGGCGGACCCTTGTCAGCTTGGGACTTCAGGCTATGAAAGACAAGCAGTTCAGCAAGGCAGATATTGATAACGCGGAAGAAGAACACGACCGTTTCCACAGAGCAATTAACGGCGAAGGGGCCGAAGATACGCCTCTGGTTTTAGAGCCAGAACCAGATCATGCTCAGTCAAGCGTTGACGCTTCTCTCTGTTGTGATATTAGGGATATATCATACCCCGAACAGGGATACGGAGAAAAAGAAATCGGCGAAGCTACTGGATAAGAAGATTAAGTATAAAGTAAAAAAGTTATTTAATGGGTTTGCATCAATAAGAGACCACGTTCTTCAACGGGCGTTGAAGAGAAAGGAAAATCTTATTATAGAATACAAAGGCCAAAGAATGACAGTCCCATATACCAAATTGAAAAATCCATTTCAGATACATAAAAAGGAATTTAGGTCAAAATTTAATGGTAAAATATATGGGCTTTATGATTTCCCTTTTGAACCTGACAAAGACCAGATCAACATTTGGGAATCAGAGAAAATATGAAAGGGGAGAGGATACCACCAAAGGACGATCCAGTCCATTTCCCCAACCGCAAAAAATCCTCTCCCCAAAAACGTGAGTCACGGCAGTAAGCGTTGAGTCGGCGAGTAGTGTTGCTTGATCAACAGGGTGAAAGTCGAGGAGCTGTGCCGTGCAAGATTTAGAATGATATTAGAAGGAGACGTAATTGAACAGCTTGAGAACATACCCGAAAGGTCTGTTCAGTGCGTTATTACTTCCCCGCCCTATTGGGGATTAAGAGACTATGGAACGGCCGCTTGGATAGGTGGAGATAAGGAATGTAATCATTACAGAGATAATCATGTCTCGGATTCATGCACAACAGGGCATTCAAAATCGCAGAAAAAGGGTGGTATTGGAGATTCTATTTACAAAACAAATTGTAAGAAATGCGGTGCGAAACGAATTGACCAACAGCTCGGTCTTGAAGAAACGCCTGAAGAATATGTTGAGAAGATGGTGGACGTATTCAGGGGAATCAGGCGGGTCCTAAAAAAGGACGGCACGGTCTGGTTGAATTTGGGGGATAGTTATTCAAGTTTGGGTGGAGCGACGACCGAACAAACAGTTTCTAATTATCGCGATACTGATATAAAAGTCCACAGAGATATGCACGGAGGGGGAAGTAGAAAACCACCGAAAGGATTAAAAGCAAAAGACCTATGCGGCATCCCCTGGCGGGTTGCCTTTGCTCTGCGGGGGGATGGTTGGTATCTAAGACAGGATATTATCTGGCAAAAGCCCAACCCAATGCCTGAGTCCGTAACTGATAGATGTACTAAATCTCATGAATATATCTTTCTTCTTACCAAGTCCCACCACTATTTTTATGATGCGGATTCAATAAGAGAGCCATACAATACAGCAAACGAAACTCCACGATCGGAGAAATTCTATGGCCTGAGAAATAAGGCCGTTGAAGATGGAATGAAAATTCAAACAGCCTTACCACAAAGCAGAAGATATACGCACGACGGAAGGAACAAGCGATCGGTCTGGACGATAAGCACAAAGCCCTACAAAGAGGCACACTTCGCCGTATTCCCACCAGAGCTGCCAGAGATCTGCATAAAGGCGGGAAGCAAAGAAGGTGATACTATTTTAGATCCGTTTTTCGGTAGCGGAACAACGGGATGGGTGGCACATAGACTTGGTAGAAAATGGATAGGAATTGAACTCAACCCTGAATACATAAAGATAGCAGAGAGACGATTTTCACAACAGGAACTATTTGCTAATTAAAAGGAGAAAAAATGAGGACACACTTAGACACAACCGTTCTGCAATCTCGAACCTGTACAACATTAATTCAAATGATTGACAATTTAATTGATGTGGTTGATCATGAAAATTCAGAATCAGAAAGTTTAGTTGCCAGGGCTAAGAAATGTCTGGAAGAATACACCAGAGCAAACGGGTCATTGAAAGCAAACAGCAAACAGAGATATTGGAAAAAATATGAGTCAAATAACATATAGATTTTTCCACTAAATTGTGGACTGTGAAACAGCTTTATGAAAATGACGGAGACAATCATGGCAACTAATAAAAGCGGGACCCAATTGGTATTCGAGGCTTATCACAAGACGTTTGCCTCAATCAGATCACAGGGAAAAGAACCGAATCAAATTACAATTGATCGGTATCTTTACCTGAAAGGTGATCGGTGGATGAATAAAATGAATGGCGAACAAAATCATCAGGGGAGAAAAGAGAGTGTATGACTGAACATTAACGAAAAAGGAAAACGTGGCGAAAGGGAAGTCGCCAAGATAATCAACAAAACCCTCGGGGTCAACTGTCGAAGGACACCGAACTCAGGAGGGTTGTCTTTTAAGGGTGATATTATAGACATTGACATTGACAGCCATCTGTATAATTACCATTTTGAAATAAAGAACACCAAAAGCCTTGTTCTTCCCAAGTGGATCAAACAGGCTGAAGGTGATTGCCCTGTCGTAAAAACCCCCATATTGATCTACAAGCATCAGGGGAAATGGAGGGCAGACATGAGATTGAACGATTGGTTGGGAGATCAACTGACGATACAGGAATTGCTGAAGAACAAATAACCTCTATCTTGCGGGAGATATAGATGCGGAACACAAATAAGCCGCCCTATGCGACTACGGATATTCCCTACGCCCCGAAAAGGCGACTTACCAGAAAACAGTTCGATGTATTATGGGATAGGTGTTGTGGGGGTACCCAAGCACAGATTGCTGAGAAAATGGGAATTTCAAGAAGGGCAGTGAGAAACCATATTACAAGAATAAGAAAAAGGGGAATTGAATGTCCTTGAAGTGCCATTAGAAAAACTTTTTTCTCTCTATATTCTTTAACTTACAGCCTTTCCCCCCTTAAAAAGAGTGCCATTTCTCACCTACTATGAGAGACATGATGACTACTATGAGAGACAAGATGACTGATGAAACTCAGAAGTTACGGGATGCTATAGAAGATGTTGTCCTTGATGAAGATGATCCAGAAATAGGTGCAATTCAGCAGATTTACGGTATTGATTGTTATGCTGCAGAAGAAAGGGTTTATGGTCAATTACAAATTGAAGCTTATGAAAAGATTGTCAATGAATATGAATCTAAATACAAAAGCAATGGTGAGGATGTTTATGATCGTGAAATAGTGGATCATGTGGATTGGCAGGAAGTTGAAGCCAATCACTCAAGCCTGTCGCAAAGAGATTCCAAAGATACGCAGGAATATGTTCATGTTCTTGGTGATCCCGAGGAGGACATTGGGAAACGAACCAAACCACCTTTTGATTATATAGACCCCCAAAGATTATCTGATCTTGTGACTTTGGGCTTTTCAGATGTACAAATTGCTCAGACACTTTCGGTTAGCCCTGAGAGTGTTGAACGAGCCAGATCACTATACCTGTAAGGGTTTGACAACCGTCATATAGTATTCTCAAGGGACGGGAAACCGACCACCCTTCAATCGAGGTAGCTACCTCAAATATATGGAAAAGGATAACAGCGGTTATAGAGAAGGTAACGGTATGTGGATTTAACGACAGTTTATCATCCAATCGAAACGCTGATCTTTGCCGAATACAATCCACGACAGCTTACCAAAGACCAGTACAAAAGTCTCCGTGATTCAATGGAGAGGTTTGGCTTGGTTGATCCCGTTATCATTAACAAACATCCAGATCGGGAGAATATCGTGATCGGGGGACACCAAAGATTGAGAATCGCAAAGGACATGGGTATCGACAAAGTCCCTTGCGTGGAGCTGAGTCTTGATCTGAACCAAGAGAAAGAACTGAACGTCAGGCTGAATCGTAACGTGGGGGAGTGGGACTACGATGCCCTGGCGAATTATTTTGATGTGGGGGAACTGACAGAGTGGGGGTTTACGGAAGATGATCTCCAATTCTGGGTGGATGAGCCAGAAGAAGGACTGATTGAAGATGACGAGATCCCCGAAGTTGAGGAAGCGGTTACTCAGGCAGGGGATTTGTGGATTATGGGGGAACATCGAGTCCTGTGCGGGGATGCGACAAAAAAGGAAGATGTTGAACGGCTGATGGAAGGGCAGAAGGCTGATTTAACATTAACAGACCCGCCTTATGGTATTGATTTAGAATATAAAGAGTTTGATGATTCTGTTGAAGCAGTCGCAAATATGGCTGATAAATGGTTGCCTATTTCGAGAGAATTATCTGATGTTGTTGTTTTTACGAGCGGGGTAACAAGGCAATGGCTTTATCCCGAGCCAAATTGGGTGATGTGTTGGTTTTATGGTGGAGGTCAATTTAGATCACCTTGGGGATTTAATTGTTGGCAACCGATCTTATGTTACGGGAAAGACCCATCTTTATCAAACACTAAAGGGTGTCGTCCTGATGCCGTTGATTTGAACACGCCATCGAATTTGAAAGACATAGACCATCCTTGTCCTAAACCAATGGCATTATGGGATTGGTTAATAGAAAGATTGTGCTTCAAGAAAAATGAAAAGATTTATGACCCTTTTCTCGGCTCTGGCTCAACACTAATAGCCTGTGAAAAGACAGGAAGAAAGTGTTACGGGATGGAGATTGACCCGCATTACTGCGATGTGATAGTTAATCGGTGGGAAAAATTTACAGGGAAGGAAGCGACAAGATTAGAAGCGGCTCATGCCTGATGATACAGGAGATAACAGGAACGCAGACGGGACATTCAAATCGGGTGTGTCTGGCAATCCAGAAGGACGGCCGCCCAACAGGCAATCAATCCCTGACCTACTCAGGAAGATCGGTTCAGAAGAAGGCTCGGTCGATGGGTTGTCTAAACTTGAGGTGGTATTGAGGAAGGTGTTCGGGTTTGCTGTTGATGGGAAATGGTGGGCCGTGCAGTTCATAGCTGACAGGACGGAGGGGAAAGCAATAGAGCGAAGCGTAGTTTCTGATGAGTGGCAGGAACTCGTAACAGAACTTTATAAGCCTGAAAGCTGATTATTTTAAGCGGATAGGTTATGAGCCTGAATCTATCCAGTGGGATTTGCATAACAGCAAAAAAAGATTTCGAGTAAATATACAAGGCAGACGTAGTGGAAAATCCTTCGGAGCGGCAAGGGAAGCCGAGGTTGCTATACTTCGTGAAAATACTCGGGGTTGGATTGTTGCTCCTTCCTATGAACTTGCTTCTAAGGTTGGTCGTGAGATTAACGAGAACCTTATCCTCAAGTACAAGTTCCCTACCACAAACAAACGAGTCATCAATGGACAGCTTTTCTATGCCAAGTTCATCAACAATTCAGAGGTCTGGATCAAGTCTGCCGATTCCCCTGATACAGGGCTTGTCGGAGAGGGACTTGATTGGCTTATCATTGATGAAGCGGCACTTGTATCCAGAACTATATGGGAGCAATATCTCAGACCTACCCTTTCAGATCGGGGAGGATGGGCTTTACTGGTCTCTACACCTCGGGGATACAACTGGCTTTATGATCTCTACGCAAGAGGCAAGTCTGGTGATTACGCCGAATGGGATTCATGGCAACACCCCTCTACAAGTTCGAGGTATTTCAGCGATAACATAGATGACCTCAAGAACGAACTCACAAAGGAAACCTATGAACAGGAGTATCTCGCCAGGTTTACTTCATGGGCAGGGACGGTATTCAGTTTCGACAGAGACATTCACGTTGGTCGATATGATTTCAACCCTGATTGGGAGACTTATTGCTCTGTTGATTTTGGCTACCGTATGCCTTCCGTTGTGTGGTTACAGGTTGGCAAGGTGGATGGTCGGCATGAGGTTCACGTTATAGATGAGATCGTCCACGAAACAAACATCAAGACTGAGGAGTTGGCTAACAGGATTCTTCAGAAAGATTATCCTGTTCAGCAATACATCTGCGATCCCGCAGGGGCAGGAGTCCAATCAACCTCGGGCCTGGGAGATGTCGAGATATTTAAGAGGCACGGGATATTCCCAAGATTCAAAAGAGATAAAGTCAGCCGTTCAATCGCTTCAGGTATTGATCTGGTTAGATCGTATCTCGAAAACGCAGAGGGTAAAACAAGATTATTCATCTCAGACAAGTGCGAAGGAATCATAGAAGATTTTGAAAACTACCGCTATCCAGACAAGAGAGAGAACCAAAGGCTCAAGGATGAGCCGTTAAAGGATGGGCGGCACGATCACGGAATGGATGCCGTGCGTTATTTTTTCGTCAACAGGTTTCCGATCGTTAAGCGGGAGGCGATTGAAGTTCAAAGGTATTGGTAAATGATTATTCCCGATTTAAGCGAAGTAAGTGTAATAGCAAGTATAAAGAAATGGATAGAGGAATCCCACGTTAGAGAGCGTGAGGACAGGATTAATTCGATGAACTATTACGAAGGGATTAATCTTGAGGAAGAGACTCGCAAGTGGTTCGATCCTATGGCTCTCAAATATGCTCCCCCTATGGCAGTCAACGTCACGAAGAAGCTAATTGATGCCCGATTTGTCGCATATAAATCAGCACCAGAAAGAAAGGCCGACGAGCGTTACCATGA